CACCATTTTTAGAAAAAGTATTTATTTCAATGGAATAAACACCGATTGCAGTATTGGCGGCTACTAATACATGGGATGTAGTATTGTCTAACAGGCTTACAGTAGAAGTAGCTGTAGCGGATACAGTAATAACTAAACGGTGTAAATAATCGCCAATTGCGCCAGTTGTGCCTAATACTTGGGCTGTTTGTGAAGCTGCTACATGCTCGTAGGGTAGTGCAAATGTTGCGGCTGCTGTTGTCATTTAAATTCTCCTGTTGATTACTTTGGGGGTTTGTTTCCACAATTCATTGAGCGTTACATCCGTTTGCCCAATATGTAGTCCTTTAATGCGGTCATCTTTAAGGATAGGGCTGTCCTCGTCTTTCCAAACAATTGAAAGATACCGCATTGCATCGCTAGAATGCGATGTCCAATCGTGCTTCGGGCGATCTCTAAATACTTTTTTATCATCATCCCATTCTCTTTGGTATTGACGCAAACATTCGATTAATTCTTCACATCTATTATCAAACCAAGTGCGAGTTAATGCAAGTCGTGTTGCTTGTATTCCGTCTTGAATTGACAGATTTGGTACGATTTTTAGATGTTTTATGTCAATTTTTGCAGAAATCTGCTCGATTATGCTCTTTCCACCACTAGCTAGTGTTTTTGCCCTAGCGTCATGCGGCAGGTAATGATAGCCATATTTGTACCCAAATTCATCCTCTTTTTGGTCTAGCAGCATGGTGTAAAACGGTATGGCCTGACCGTTGCTGGAATGGTGATCGAGTACCCGTATCTCACCATATATCACCTGAAACCACCAAATACTTGTGGAATCGTTGAATCCTAAGTCCCAAGCAGTATGGCAGGGGAACATCGGGTCATAGTCTACGGTAGTAATACGCTCAAGATCGGTGATTCTACGCATTTCCTGACCATAAAACGCACCAAGAATGGCAGCTTCAAAGCTACACAAGAACTCTTGTTCGTACTGATTTGTAGACATTGTGGCTTGTGCATCCAGTAATTCAGCTTCAGGCAGCAGTCCTGACTGGTCGGCTCTTAGGGTCTTTACATACCAATTAGGGTTCTTTTGGGCTTCGTTGTATATATCATAGAACGCATTATGGCCTTTTGGCGTACCGATAAAAGTAGCCCAGCCGAGCCGATCTGATAATAAGGGACGCACAATTTCTCCCCAAAGCCTTGGTTTCATGTCGGCATATTCGTCTAACACTACACCATCAAGGTATAAACCACGCAGGGCATCAGGGTTATCAGCACCAAATAGCCTGATCTTAGCCCCATTGACTAATTCTACCCATAACTCAGATTGATTGGCTTTAACTATTGCTGGCTCTGCGAACTTGAGCAAATAATCCCAAGCAATGTTCTTAGCCTGTGCATAGAAAGGAGCAATATAGGCGTACCTGCCATCAGGTTTCTTTTCCATGACTGCCCTGCGGATAGTGTCGCAAATTGTAGCTACAGTCTTACCTGCTCTCCTGTGGCAGACCAGTACAGCCCAGCGTTGATCCCGCCTGTGGAAGTCTAGAAACGCATTTCTAGCCTTGTACGGGTATTCGTACCGCTTTACTAACTCTTTCAATCTAAAAACTTGTGTTCGTGAATGATCTTGACTGGCTGATCTTCGTCACCTAAATGCTCTGTACGGGCTAACTTAGGCAGGTGGTATTCCATGACGCTTTGCAACATACCAAAAGCCTTTTCAGGATTAGGTAAAACAATGAATTTATTTTCTTCGTTTTTAACGCCTATAGCGACCTGTTCTAGCCACTCTTGCATTTTGTGGGCGTTACCATCAACGAACTGTGCAATCGCTTCCCTAGCCGCTGCTGTTGACTTATTAGGGCTACCCTTAGGTCTACCTTTTGGATTATTAGTTTGTTGTTTAATTGCCATATCTATCTCAAGTGGTTGATTAAGATAAGTTAATTCTACTCTATTTTGTCCATTTGTTGTTCAATTACTTGTTTTCTAGTAATTGGTTTTTTTGTAATAGTTGAAATTACTTGTTCAGGCTTAAATGCAATATATTGCTTTTCCCCTGTTAAGCCTGTTGCCACTATTCCATCGTACCCTTTTTTCTCTAATTGCTTAATGCTTTTGCTTCTTACCTTATCTCTTTCAAAAGCAGTTACATTTAATGGGTTTTTAATGTCTAAATTTACAGGAATAATGTTTTCGCCTTCTGTTCCTTTAGCATTTTTAGCAAAAAATGATGCTTGGCTTGGCGTTTCTGCAAAATATATGCCACTACCGTATTCACCACCTTTTGATGGTATAAATTCTTCAATATTGGACTTAGTGCCGTGATACAAAGTTAAAGGTTTTCCTGATACATCTTTAATGCTTGCCCCTATTGGCATCCCTTTAGTATATGGTGCTGCCATAGCTAAATACCCAACTGGTTCGCCTTGACTGTAGCCTTGCATATAGGGTGCTTGATTGGGGTCTAACACGCTCATCTCTTGCGCTGGTAGTCCTGTAGCACCTGCGGCAAAGCCTGTTTCCCTTGGCAATGGGTTTTTGCCTGTAACTAGCTGGGTAAATGCTTGTGGATTGGTAACAAAACGCTGTGCTTCAGACGGCAGGTTTATAAGCCTGTCCGCACCTTGGCGCAACATTTCTGCAAGCGTAGCCATTATTGCAACCCTATATTTGTAAAATGTGCCTCTATTTTATTACACATATCAGCTAATTTGCTATGGTAATTCTTACGCATCTCGATGATTCTAGGTCTTAGTGTCCTAATGTTTTCTTTTGCTTGCGCCACTTCTTCGGGGTCTAAGCTGTATACCCAAGGCTTACCCAATTCGTTATCTTGTAACCAAGGTAGGTGTTTAGTAAGGAAATAAGGCATTGCACCGCATAAAGCGGCATCTAGGTTAGTAGCACTCATTTCATCATAAGTAAAAAATATATTGGTTAATTGCAAAATTTTGGCTAAATCTTGTTTTTTTTCAGGCCAATTTCTAGTAATTTCAACGCAGTCTTTTAACGGCTGGCATTGTTGTCTTAAATGACCTTTACCTACATAGAAACTATTAAATTTCTTAGGTGCTTCTATGGGTTTAAATATGTCTAAATCAGTAATTGGGTAAAACAGCACATCGCAATCTTTGGCGTAAGTCTTTGAAAATGCTAGTTTGAAGTCTGTAGGTTGCCATTGAATTGCAGGGCCTTCAAAGAAATCTTCGGGTGCTAACAGGTATCTAACTATCTTTTTTGCGTTTAATGGGTTATCTCTGCATCCTTCGGGGTATATAACTATAGCTTCAGGGTCATGCCCTAATGGAGTATTCCAGTCAAAATTAAGCCTGTAGGGTGGCTCATAAAATGAAATAGTAGCCGTATGCCCTATTTCGTTTAATGCGTGGCATAAATAATGACAATACCAATGTCCACCGCTTTTATCTATATAAGCTGGTACTGCGACAGTAAACTTCAATTACTTAACTTCTTTATCCAAGTCTTTGAGTTTGTTAGCAATCAGCTTCCTACGGGCAATACGGTCAGCCTGATTCTTCTCTAACGTAGATTGATGCTCAGGTCTAAGCATTGCATCTTCTTTTTTGTACTTACGGCTCATAGGGGTAATTGGTGTCATTACATATCCTTCATCTTAGAAGCAATCATTTCTCTGCGTGTAGGTTTGGCAGTCTTGGCGGCATCTTTAAAATCTTGTGCGCTGGGTCTGCCTTCTGCACCCTTTTTAGCCATCTTTTCGCCCGATCCAGCCTTAATGCGCTCTCGTTTAGCGTGAATATTTGCGTATAGTCCTAGTTTCATTAACATTTCCACCTTGCTCTAGCTGCTTTGCCCCGTTCCCCAGTCCATCCTGCTGACCTAGCACAGAAACTATCGTGCCTTGGCCCACTAGACTGAGGTGCTTGTAAATTTGCGTTGTTCTTGGCGTTGTATGCTTTGCGCCCTGCTGCTGTCATACCTGCGCCTTCTTCTACAGATTGGTAATGACGCCCTTTGCCTTTAGTTGTCTTGGCAATAGGCTTATCGTGCTTTTCTACTGCGGCACGAATGTCATCCCTTCTACTCATGCTTTTTCTTCAATGTATTTAGCGTAGGCATCTTCTAGCTTGGCTTTACGATCACCTTTAGCGTTTTCACGCTCAACGCTGAGTGCAATGGCTACGGCTTGTTTCTTAGGCTTACCAGCTTTAACTTCAGCTTTAATGTTCTTGCCGACTGATTTTGCGCTGCCTGATTTATCTAATGGCATGATTAAGCCTTGAATTTAAGTAGGTAAATGGTGGTGTCAATCTCTTGAGCGATATTGTCGATCAATTGAACGATCTCGGAATCCATTGGCAGGTCTGACCGTGATTCTTTTACAAACCGCTGTAAGGATTGCATATAGGCTAAAGGTTCTTTAGGCATATGGTATGTGGCTGGGAAGTCGGTAATTTGACCGTAAATACCAAAATAGGTTTCGGCTAATTCATCGGTTAAATCAATAATCTTGTCGTAAAAGCCGCCTAATGCCTTGTGTTTGGCATAAGACTTGGTAGCCCAATGGAAAAAATGGGTATTTGTACCCGAATGCAGCATGGTTGCAAGAAACAACGCCATTGATTTTTCCATAAAACGCTCCTTTTGCTTTATTTTATAACACTTTTTGTATAATTCCTAACGCTCTTATTGCAGCATCTACGCTATCTACACGGCTTACAGCACCGCCTTTCCACTTACCCATAAAGTCTAATTGGTCAGGTGTGAACTTGGCTTTAGCATCCTTTTTGATTTCCATAAGCAAGGTTTCACCTTCATAACCTACCAAAAGATCAGGGCATCCGTGCTTCATAGCAGCCAAAGATACTACGGTAGCCCCAGCTTGTCGCAATGCAGCAACAATTTCCTTATGATTTGTGTCAACTCTTGCGTATGTCATTGATTATTCTTAGTTTTAAGTTAGTATTGGGTAACTTTAGCATTATGTCATTTTCCACTAAAGGTTTATATGCCAGCTAAACCAATTAGCACAGAATTACTGCAAGAAGCTGTGAATGAATATTACACGACCAATAATAAAGTTCATGCAGCTAGGAACTTAGGCATACCAACAGGCACTTTTGCTCATCGTTATAACACAGGTATAGCGAAAGGTTTAGTCCCTAATGCCAATTTGAAAGCACCCGATGAAGGCATAGCTTACGATTTGTCTGAAGCTAGGGCAAAGATACGCCAATTAGAATCATCGGCTCTAGCACAAGCTAAAGAAGATTTTAACGCTGAGTATGTTAAGCGCAAAATTATTAAACTTGCCGAATCTGAAATAGACATACCTGACTGGATTGTTCGTAAACCTAAAGGCCACAATGTTACGGGTATTCCTACATTACTTGCATCAGACTGGCATTGGGGTGAAGTTGTTGATCCAGCGCAAGTAGGCGGTGTAAATGAATATAACTTAAAGATTGCACAAGACCGAGCAAGAGCCTTTATTGAAACATCTATAGATCTGCTAAAAAATAGATTTAATAACCCAAAATATGAAGGTGTAGTGTTTGCTTTGGGTGGGGATATGTTCTCAGGAAATATTCATGATGAATTAGCTACTACCAACGATATGGAAGTTATGCCCTGCGTTCTTGATCTATGGGGTACGCTAGTTTGGTGCATTGAAACATTGGTGGAAGAATTTGGTAAGGTATTTGTGCCTTGTGTATCAGGTAATCACGGTAGAAACACCCATAAAATACAAAACAAGAACCGTAACTACACTAACTTTGATTGGTTGCTTTACCAATTCCTAAACAAACGCTTTGAAAATGATAAAAGAGTAACTTTTTTTATACCTGATGGCTCTGATGCTTATTATCAAGTCTACGGCTATAAATACCTACTTACGCATGGCGATCAGTTTAGGGGTGGTGATGGCGTTATTGGCTGTCTAGGTGCAATCATTAGGGGCGATCATAAGAAACGCTCTAGGAACGCACAGATAGACCAAGAATACGACACCATGCTTATAGGTCACTTTCACCAACTTATACAGTTACAGCGTTTAATTGTTAATGGTTCGCTTAAAGGTTATTGCGAATATGCTTACACCAACAACTTTGGATTTGAGCCGCCAAGACAAGCGTTATGGATTACACATCCCTTACACGGCATTACATTCTCATGCCCTGTCAATGTGGATCGTAAAAGTAAACCAATAAATACGACATGGGTTAGTTGGAGCGATTAAAGATGAAACTAACTCCTGAAATACTAAAAAACTTGTATTCATCGTTGTATTGCACTTACCCGTTTACTAAGTGGCCTATGCCTTTGCCTGATGAAATTGAGTTTATTGTTACGGCTGATCCTGAACTAATGGGTACTTACCTGCTAGATACAGGTGGCGATTATGAACATACAATCACCATATCTTCAGGGCGTTGCAGTCACTTTTATACCGTTTTAACTACGCTTGCCCATGAATGTATACACATGAGTTTTCATAAACAAAAAGGCGAAAAGTGGTCGCAGCACGGTCAGCCGTTTAGAACTCGTTGCAAGATGGTAGCAGCAGAACTAGGTTTTGATCCGCTTGAGTTGTAGATACATTGTAGCTACATATTACGGTGGTAAACATCTTTAGGGTTATTGAGCATTGATTTAATAAGTTCATCCATACTAAAAAAGTATTGAATAACTTTCATGCCGTCATGCTGCATGATTGTAAAACTCACTTCTTTGCTTTCTTTGGCTTAGATTCTTCTCTATGTAATTCCATTACTTTATCGGCTTGAACATACATTTTGTCTTGTAGGTTATCAACCAAACAATATACTGCCCACAAAGCACCGCTATACGGACTATCTACGCCTTCTGCAACCAATTCAATAGCATCTCGTACATGAGCTAGTTTGTGTGCCATTTCTTCAATATCGTTTGCCGCATCCCATAAAGTCATTTTTTACCCCTTAGTAGCAATTAAATAAGCCCCATAATTCGCAAAAGCATATCCAGCGTACATACAAGCCAGTCCAAAATCTCCCTTAAACAACTGCTCTCCAGCGATGTACACATAAATTAAGCCTGTAATAATTATTAGGTTTGCGCTCATTTTATAAGTTCAAGTGTCTGAGCGAGTAGTGATTCTTCAGTAACATCATATTCTGCTTCAAATCTTCTACGCCCCATTCCGTGAATACTGGTATTTGGCCACCGATGATGGTATGGGCAGAGCGGTATAACAGGGGCATCACTTCGTCTACCAGTTCTTCTAATGTGATGCAGTTCTGCTGGCGTTCCCTCAGAGCCGAGATACCTACATAATGAGCATCCCAATTCAGCAATTCTTCTGTATCTTTCTTTTTCAATTTTAGTGGCCATTAATGTGATCTACGGTCATCTGTTCTAACTTCTCTGCGGATTCAGCAATATCTACGCTTAGTTCTAACATTTGGGTTAAATCGTTGCGCTTTAAAGCATCTTCGTACATTTTATAAAGTAGTTTAAGTATTAAAAATTCTTCTGTTAGTTTTAACATTATTTCATTATCCGATCTTGGTTGCGGTTTGATACTTCTAAAGTTTGCCATGTGGCGTGTCTAAGTCGTGCAGCTTCTAGTTCCCATTTCAGCTTTTCTGCGTTCTCGGTAGCTGTGCCTATGGCTTTGCATAGGTCTTGGTATTCTTGACAGGCGTAGGCTTCACGCTCTTGCGCCCCTATTGTCTGTTCGCCTGACTTCTGCATCATTATGGCTTTAAGGCTGCTCTTGAAGGTTTCTAGCTGGGCCAATTCACCTTTAGCGGCAGCATACTTACCAGCGTTCTCTAAGATAAAGTCTATACATTTGTTTGGGTCTATCTCTCTCATTTTCCTAATCTCTTTTTTATCAACATTTTCATGCGTTCTTGATCTTTTTCTTGTGCCAATAGTGGTACAACTTCATCCCAGCCCCGTCTTTTGGCTACGCCTATGTACCAATCGACAAGATAATCTTCATGCTTGTTCTTCAATTTGCTTTATCTTTTGGCTAATTCTTGCTCTCCATTGCTGCCAACCTTCGCCAGCGTAAGCAGGGCAACCAATTTCTTCTGCTTTGGCTTTAGTAAGTTCTTCGCTGGAATACCAAGGCAATTCGGGTTTCTTGACCTTTTTAATTTCCATATCCAGTTCATCTTCCCAGCGGCCTTGATTTAGCCAAGTCGCTGGGTGCGGTATATAGTCTTTTTCAGTCTGTTTTAGCTTCCAATATTCTAAATGCGTAGGAAGGGCTAGGAGCGCATCTTCTTGTTCTTGACGGGTTAGCCTATCCCA